CGTTTGGCCGCCTCGGCGTATTCTCTTTCAACGGCAACAAGATCATCACGACCTCGGGTGGCGGAATGCTCATTACCGAGGAACGCGAGTTGGCCCAGAGAGCGCGTTTCCTGGCATCGCAGGCCCGAGATCCGGCGCCGCATTACCAGCATTCGACGATCGGCTACAATTACCGCATGAGCAATATCCTAGCGGGTGTCGGCCGCGGACAATTGCGCCTGCTGGACGATCGCGTCGCCGCCCGTCGAGCTGCGTTCGATCTTTATCGCGAGGGGCTTGTCGACGTTGACTGGCTGGAGCTGATGCCCGAGCCGGAATGGAGCTACTCGACACACTGGCTTACCGCGGCCACCATCCGGCCAGACGTGACCACCCGCTCACCGTTCAACCAGTAGTCAGGCTGGCCTGTGAACGCCTGATAAGGCCTCGCCGTGTGACCTACACTGAGCATAATGTCGTCGGGTTCTGGGTAGGACGTGGATGCCACGTTAAACGCCATAAAGTATGCGCCATCAGGAATGGTGACGGTCTTGGGGGTGAGGCCCCCGCCCGTGTTGGCCCCGATGTGCGCAGTGTCACTTTCAGACGAGAAGAACCCAACCTCTGGCTGTCGCCCGCCAGCCGCGCTAATCGTGAAAACGTCGCCTGGAGAAACTTCAATGAAGTTTGTGCAAGCCCATCCCGCCGCCGTCCGAATTTGCCCGTTAGTGCTGACGTAAAACCCCGGACGCTTAAGGCTTATGTCAAACTGGTTAGACACATCGACGTAGTTCGCTTCCGCAAGTCCCAACCGATCTTCGATGGTAAACGGGCCAGTTTCAGAAACAGTGCCAACCCGCGCCGGATCAATGTAGCGGTCAGGCTCGCCGGTGTAGTCTTGAAATGGAAACGCTACCGGACCCTCGTTCAGCATAATTTCCGCAGGTTCAGGCTTGCTCGGAGAATAGGCCGTGAAAACAAGGTATTTCGCGGTCGCGGGCGCGGTTACTGTGACTTCTCCATTAGTCGCGTTGGAGAACGAAATGGCTGCGCCGTCAGACGCCGCTGAGTAAAAACCAATTTCCGGCTGGCGACTGCTTGAGGGATTCAGAGTGTATTTTTTACCTGCAACAACAGGGATGAACTGCGACACTCCCCAGCCCGCCGCAGCTTGGATCCCGCCGTTGCTGGTGTTGATGTAGTACCCGTCGCGCGTGGAGCCGTTATACAGGTTGGTGATGTCAACACTATACTGGTCTACCTCTGCGAACTTCCCGTCCACATAGGTTTTGTCGGCTTTGGCCGAAGTGACAGACAATCCCTGATCTACCCACGCGGAACCGTTGTAGAGCCAGACGTGTTCGGTAGAGCGGATGTAGGCACGTTCACCCGATACCATGCCCGTGATGGTGCCGCGCGCCGCATCGTCGGCCACAAGGTAATCGTATTGCACAGCGTCCTCTGCCGCGTCACGGGCCAACCCCGCAGCTACAACATCCTCTCCCGTTGCCACACGGTCCAGCGCAGTTTGCGCGGCGTCCTCGGCCGCTAGAGTCGCCGCCGCCGCAATCGTCGCATAGTTCGCCTGCAGTTCATCAACCTGAACCTGTGTAAGGGGCGTCCCAATTTCGGACAACTGCGTTGCATCCCCGCCATCGTTCAGCCAGAAGATCAGTTGCAAATCCGACGCGGTAAAAAAGCCCTCGCCATCGCTGGTCCGCGCAAGTCCTTCTGTCGTATCGGTTGCATATATAAAGCCGTTGATAGCCGCCGAAGATACCGCAGCAATCGCAGAGTCAATCAGCGCCTCAAGCGCCTTCTTTGTGGTTGTCTTGGGGTCGGTTCCGGTAGTTGGCATAGTATAAGCCATGCGGTTAATCCTTATGCGTCTGTTGTGGCTGAAACGCTGGCTGTAAATGCCGATGCGCTGGCGTATTCGCCGCGAGAGCGGGCGAAGTAATAGCGGGTTACCGAGGTGCCTAAGCTGCCCTCGTTAATGCTCACGATTGTGTTTTGGCTGGTGTAGATGGCAGTGCCGATCAGGCTGGCCGCGCCGCTGTCGTCTGTGTCGCTGCCGTAGATTTCGACGGCGCGGAAGTCGGGATCGTTTGGCGTCCGGAAGCTGACTGTGATTTCGCCTGCACCGCCAACCGCTGTGCCTTCAATCGGGATATCAATTTCGATATCTACAACAGGCTTCACGTCTTCAATCTCGACCCAATCGGAGTTCCCGTTAGGGCCGACAGCGCGGACGCGGATATCGTAGAACAAATTGGGCGATCCTGAGAGGTGACCAAACACCTTGCCGGAACCGTCGCGGACATCGTGGCCGATCACGCCGCCTGTCTCGTACTTGCCGAGAAGCTCGCCGATCCCAGCGTTTGACTTATATTCCCACTCGTAGCCCGTGACGCCTGACGTTGACGGATCGAACGCAAACCGGATGCGGGGGATAATGGTGCCGCCCGTGTTCAGGTTCACCGCGTCGCCCGTTGTGACGCTCAACGCGCCGGGGTCTGCCGTGCCTGTCCGCTCGTCGTCGTATTCCTCGTCAAAAACTTCTTCTTCGTCGTCGGCTGGCACCCAATCATAGATAGCCGCGTCATGCTTGACCAAGGACGCAGGCAAGCGCATGGCGACTTCCCCGCTTTCCCCAATCGGGTCTAAGCCGGGGTGAATGCCTTCAATCTCGTACACGCCGTCAAGCGCGTCGTAGGGCGATGGCAGCGCAATAGTGACCGTTGCCCCGCCCACAAGGTTAAACGCCTCTGGGGGCAGCGTGCCGCCCTGTATGCGCTCTTGTCTGCGCTGGCGTAGTCCGGTGATTTTGCGCACCCGCATTGCCTGCGTTGGTGAAGGGCAGAACGGCAGATCGACCGTCTTGACCGCAGGCACCCCGCCGTCAGCAGCCAGAGCACCTGGAATATCCCAGGGGGTCAGATCCGCAGTCTCGTACCCCCGCGCTGCCGAAAGGTAGCTGACGCGCAGTTGGTTCACCAGTTCAGCCCCCGGCAGCATGTCGGGAAACTCGAACCCCTCGCCCAGAAGGTAGGTCAGTGTTTCGGTAGGCTCACGGTAGACGCCCGCCGCATAGCCCAGTTTCCCACCAACGCGGATAAAGTCAGCCGCGCCCGATATCATCATCGGGTTAAGCTGGTCTTCAATCTCACCTTCGTTGAAAACCAGCGTGCCGCCGCAGATATAGCGCTTTTCGCTGCCGCCGGAGTTCAGCGTCACCACCTCGTCACAGGCGTTCGGGCCGTCCTCGTCAAAGCTGCTGTGAAGCTGTTCTGCGCGGTAGCCTCGGATCGGGTTATTCATCAGCGCGTCACGAACACAAAGCGCGTGGTTGTCGCTCCAAGCGGTGATGCCCGTGCGCGGGTCTTCGACCAGTGACCACCGTCCCTCAACCTCGACCAATGGAGGCGTAGACGGCCAGCGCTCCTGCCGCTTGCCGCTGTCGCCCGCATCCAGCTTGAGCCAGATCATCGTGCGGCCCTTCCAAGCGTCGGTAGTCTTCCACAGGTGATCTGCCGAACCCTCGACATAGGCCGCGTCGTCGGTGAACTCGGTAGGCGGTGCGGTGTGGTCGCCACGACTTACCCAGACGGTGACATGGCCGCTAAACGGGTCTTCCGTAGCCGTCGCGCCGGGGCCGTCCAGATCGAACGCATCGCCGGTCAGGACCACTTCGCGCTTATCAAGGTACAGCGTGAAGGTTGATAGGTCCGATGGCCGCGAGCTAAGCAGCCACGCGCCGTAGATTTTCTTGCCCTTCACGGGTGTCCCAACTGGTGTGCCTGTAGCGCGGCACTCCCCATAGGGGAAACGATAGGCGGGGGATGTTGTCGGCTGCGCCAGATCCCGCGCAACGTCCTGCACTTTCGGCTTCTTTGCAAAGATGGCAGAAAAGGCTGTATTGACCAGGAACGAAACGCCGAATTGCACCACGGCAGAGCTGATCGCCCCTGCCGCCGCCGCGCCGAAGCCAAGAGCGGTTGCCGCGCTGGTGATTGCCCCGCCAATGGCACCGATGATAGGCGCTAGAAACGGCATGTCCACGCCCCCAGAATATCGGCCTTCACTATTGCCATTCCGGCCTCCGTCTTCGCGGCGTATTCGCCGGATTGAATGCAGATCGCCAAGGCCGCGCCGAACGTGTCAGTGCTTGCGATCAGGGCTAGGTCGCCCGCCTTGGGTGTGGTGGTGTGCGGTAGGCCAAACGTCGCCCCGCACCATGCGAGGTAGCCGCCTGCCCGCTTGAGTATCCGCGCCGCGCCTATGGCGGTGCTGTAGTCGTCTCGGCATCCCTCAAGGGGGTCAGCGCCGTGCAATGCCTCGAAGCCCACACAAGCCGCCGTACAGTCGCGCCGAAGGCCCCACGCGAACGGATCGCGCAGGTTATCAAAGGCAGCGTTGAACGCCGCCCGTTCTGTTATTCGGGCCACTGTTGAGGGTTGAACCGTAGCTTGTTGGCGTTCTGGACGTGCCGCCCCGCCGTATCGCCGGGGTATTTGGCGATCTGGTCTTCGTAGCTGTGCGTGATCGACGCAGACGAACGCGCAGAGGGGCCAATGCCTAGCCTCAGCACCATATCATGATCCAAGCCAACGTCTGAGCGTGAGAGCGCCCCTGTGCGGCTATCAAAGTAGCCTGTGAATAGTTCCACGGGGTCCGTCGCCAGCACATTGCCGCCCGCTGTCGTTGTGGTCGCAAACCAGACGGTTAAATCACGGTTGCGGATGATCTTGCCGCGTTCTGCCAGCATGTCTTCCACATGCGCCGCGACCCGCACCGTCGCCTCAGACGTTGCCAGCCCGCCTTGCTCCATCGGGGCCGTGAATTGCACAAGCTTGCCCGCGCCCATCCACGTTTCCCCATCCCATGACAGGTTCCCCGCGCCCGTGTGCAGTCGGATTTCCTCGCCCGGCCAATCGGCATAGGTCAGCAGCACGGGGTGGAAGTGGCCCTTGAGGTCGTCAATTAGCCCCGTTGATGCGCCGCGTGTTAGCCCCACGGGTTCACCTCCGTCCAGCCGTCGTTGTATTCGTCTTCGAACACCTCGCGGAAGTCCCACTGATAGCCAAAGGTGCCTGTTACGCCCTGCACCGAACGGGGAACGCCCAATGCCTCGAACACGATATTCTCGCGCTGCCCGATGCTGACCAGCCCCGTCAGGGTGAATGCTTCGGGCTTGTCTGTGCGGATCGTCGCCACGCCGGACGCATCCGACCGCGCAACCGTGAGGACATACGCGCTTTCCTTGGTGTCGCCATCGGTCACGCTGATCACCTCAGAGGGCCGCGCCAGGATACGCGAGGGAGGCAGGCCGGAGACGGTCAGGCTATGCCAAGGCCCATCCGTTGCGGGTTCGCCTTGCAGCGCATATGCCCCGTCGCCCCACAGCAGATCCACGCCGCCCGCCGTCCACAGCA